CTGTGTAGTCGTAAACACGGCATCTCCATGATCCAGACGGGAGTTTTTTTGCTGTTGCCATAGTTAATCCTCCTTTTAGGTATAAAAAATACACCTATGCAGGTGTAGGAGGCTGTGGTATACTTTTCTTGCGAGGGAAAACATACCACCACCTCACGTGCTGTATAGTTTTCTTTATTGCCCCGGTGTTACCAGCATCGGGGCTTTTTATTTTTTAATTTGTTATTTCTTCAATATCTATCTGGTATCCAAGGATTTCTCCCATATCTTTACAATATCCTTTTACTGTGATAGGGTCGCCCTTTTTCATATTCATAATCAGTTCTTTTTGTGTC